TCCCCGCCCCGAAAAATTCTAGCTGATGAGAACCGGACGGTAACCGGTCGAAACGCCCCACGGGCGTCCTAGATAACCAAGCCTGAGGAGGCAACCATGACAACTGAAATAATCGACTGCACCCCCACTTGGGAAGCTACCGCGCATATGCTGCTGGCTATCCTGCAATCCAACCCGTCCAGCGTTGAGGCTCGAGAAGAGCTGCTCCGCATGGGCAAGATCATTGACCAGCAGATGGTCAGAATCTCGGAGCTAAGGGAGGCGCACAGTGTCTAGTGACCTTGAGAAGCTGCGGAAGCAGCTGATCCTTTTTATCCTCAAGCAGCGCAACCGCCAGAGAATAGCCAGCCTGTCTGGCTTGCATATCAACACGGTCAGCGACGTGGTCAACGGCAACCGAAACGCCAGATTCTCTACCTTGGTGGCTCTCGAGACTGCCTGCAACCACATCAAAGCCAACAAAAGCTCATTTCCAACTGACGAGACCGATTAGTTATCGGTCGAAACCCAGCGTCCACCTGACGATAAACAGCTGTGCGGGAATGACACCCAGAATCTACACGGGTGCCCCACAGCTACTGGGTCTTGGAAAACTAACGACCGAGGAGGTCACCGTGAAGTACTACATTGCCACAATCCGAAACGGCGTGATCCCTGCCGACCGCATGGGAACTCAGCTCTACCACATAAAAAACCGTCTGGGTGACTACAAGGCGCCGCTACTTGATGGTTGCGAGTTTATCGTCTATCGAGGCTTCAAGAACCTGCAACTCGAGAAGCCTTACGCATTTTACAGGTCCAAGGACGGCAAGCTAAAGCGCGACAAGTACCGCACCTCTATTACCCTGATCCGTGAGATGTTTAAGGAGGTGGCGTGATGCCTTTTACTTTTGAGAGGGGTGGTGACATTTATCAATCTTCACCCCATGCCACCGACAGCGAGGGCAAGTACTATCGGATGGACTTTGAGACTGCCACCGAAATAATGGACACACTGGTTAACTTTTGCTGCCAAATTGAGAGCCAGATCGACCAATACACCAAGTCAGAGATTCAAGCCGCATGGGAACTGATTTACACCGACCTAGTGGAGGATTACTGATGAATAAATGGAAGTGTGGAAGCTGCCCGTTTTTTGGAGACTATGACGAGCTGCGTATCTCAAAAGAAATAGACCGCGAACCCTATGGCGACCAGATGGTTGACAGGGTCAGCGTCTACTACCACTGCCCCGAATGTGACAGCGACGAGGTTACAGAATACGCGGAGGTGAACTGGTGAGACATTATCTCTTGGCGGCTCAACTCACCCTACTGTGCAGCTTTATAGCGATTGTGTCTTATCTGCACATCTACGCTGTACATAATTAGTAATTTTTGAACCCATTTGTGTACTTAGAAGTTTCCCCCAACTTGTGCTGGGCTTCAGCACCGATTCGACGCTATGGACGGCGTCTCTTTTTTGTCAGTTTCTGCGACGCAATCTGCGGGTAGCGTGGCATGAACTAACCAAAGAGAGGAAGACCTATGTTCTTATTTGAACAGAAACTAAACCAAGCTGGCATTGCTGACACCCGAACCGAGCATATAGCCAAAGCCCTAAGCGATCTGCACTCAGCCATATCATCCTGCGATATACCCACGCGCAGAGTGTTTGCCGAGATGCACCCTTACGCCGTTCGCGCAGCAGTCGAGTACGCCAAGGTCGAAGACCTGAACACCGATCTCTGGGGCGTAACCCACAACCATGAGTGGCTGGCTGACTACATGGAGTACGAAACTGAATGCCGGATCAGACCCCTGACCGACAACGTCGTTGATATGGGAGAATACCGATGATTTATCTAGAGTGGTTTATCTCTATTGTCGCTCTTACAATATTTGCCGCAGCATTTGGCGGCGCCATTCTCCACGTAAAAGATAGACAGGAAGCCTATGAAAANCGAAGAAAACAGAANGGAAGCAAACGANGAGCTGATTGAGATAATGAAAAAGCATAACCTGACTATAAGNCAGGTCNCTGACCTGATTGAGGTTAGCCCCGAGTCAGTGAAGAACTGGCTAAGGCAGCATCGGTCGTCACCTATGCCTAAGGTTGCCCTGCTAGCACTGCGTTTGAGTATCGAATTAAAACGCATTTAGGAATAAGAAAGACCCACTTTGGATGCCGGTCTGTAGTACCAGTAAAGCAGACCGGCTCCAACCCTTCACTCAGGATGCATTCAAGTATCCCCTGCCTGCTAAACCAATACTCCCCATTGCCTGTATCAATCACCCAGTAGTCTGCAATAGAAACACTAAATGCCGATGGCTTGTTGTGGTAGTACTCAATCACAATGTTGCCGGTCTTCTGGCTCATCGGATCGTATTTAACCTCAACAGTTTTACCCAGCTCAGGAATCTCTATGTCCCACTGAGGGTGCAGCCCCTCTGATCGCTTAGCGTTTGGGAAGATGGCACGCAGCCGTCGAAGCAGATCATCCTCAACAGCAACGCCCCTCTTTAGATCATCCTGAAATCCCATTGCGCTCCTTCTGCCACAACGTCTTAACGCCATGCTCTACCAGCTGCCTAGTGTGGCTGGGTGTTGCGTCATGCGGAATGCTTTCTATCGCTGCCCTTCTCTCATCCTTGCTTGGCAGGTCGAGAATATTGCTTGGCAGGTAGTAGACCAGTGTTGCCCTTGCCAGATCATGAAACTCTGGGGTTAGGTTATCCTCTATGTATTTAAGGCACTGGGGGTAGTAAGTTTTTTTCGCCGCAAATTTAATTTTAGCGTTGAAGTCTGCTGGCTTCATCGGGAACCTCCAATAACTCTCGCATCAGCAAGATGCCTGTCTCCCAATCAACCGTGACTGTCTCAACAGTTTTGAACGAGTATTCCTTGAATGTCCGTAACGGAAATACCATGCGTATGGGCTGGCGGTCGTACTTATAGATGAGCACTGGTATGTAATCATCTCCCGCCGATGTCTTAGCCTGCTCCCACCACTCAGGCTTGTACCAGTGCCCGCTGGCGTATCGCTTGGCTTCAATCATGAGGTTGTGAAACTCAATGTCAGCCTTGCCGCAGGTCTGGTACTGGTCGAGGTTACGCTTTAGGTGTGACGCGCAATCACCGAACTCATCATGAAATTTCTTGATAAGCTCCCGCTCAAACGCGTGACCCTTAGCTCGCCCGTTGATCAACTCTCAGCCTCGATCAGCCATTGCAAATAAACCTTGGCTTTCTCCAGACTCTGTACCTTCCCGTTTGGATGAACTTCGTAGCGCCAGACGTACTTCTGGACATTGCCCTTTAGATAGCCCTTCCATTGATCACTGTCCATTGAACTTTTGATTGCATCGATACACTCGATGGCTTCCTCACTCTTTTTGTAGTGCTTAGGCTTGTTAACTGCGTCCCACTGCGCGGGGGTTGCCATATTGATGCTCATTTTCTCTTACTCCTTACACAATATTTACAGGGCTTGGTCCAATCTGTCGTCGCCAAGCAATCGCACAGGCGCATAAGCGTCGGCTTCACTGGCTCAGGGTCAAAGTGGTAGTGCCCCTTGGGTTGTCGCTGCCTCTTGGGAGTCAGCTGTAGCTTGTCAAACTCCGTTAATTTCATTGATCCTCCCTTGCGTCCACTCCAGCAGCTCTAGCTGGGTGCCGTATCTGCTCTCAAACTTTCTCTTAAAGGGGTGACGGCTGGTGTAGCTGGCATTGTCTTCACCCCCTCGGTGATGGTTGTAACAAAGGGGTATCGACTTAAGGTGCGCCCCCTCTTTGGTCTTACCGTCGATGTGATGCACCTCAGCTGGCGTAAACACGTTGAACTGACGATGGCAGACACAGCAGCCGAGCTGGGTAATGTCATCCATCCACTTCTTATCAGCCGCATTCGCGCCGCGCCCCTTCATGTTCCGTAAACTCTCCGCTCTGCACGCTCACTGGCGAGCATGGATTGCCAGACCTTGAACTCAACCTCGGCAGCAAGCATCTCTGACTTAGCCGCTGCCAGCATGCCTTTAGCCCTGCCCCGAGATAACCGCGCCTCGTACACGTTACCGTCTTCATCCGAAGCTCTGAGTTGAGCGGCATTGGTCTTGGCGCCCTGCGCCTCAGCCATCACCATGGACTGCGCCACTATTCTCTTTTCATCTGCATCAGCCTTGGACAGCTCGTACTCTGCCTTGCCCACTGCAATGCCAGCCTCTCGTATTTTTTGTGCAAACTTTTCCTGATCCATCTATGCATCCTTTGAATAATTGATATAAAACCTTGGCTTGCCGTTCTTTCTGTCGCGGTACTGACAGCACCGGCTATCGAACTCAAAACCAACCTTGCCTTCGTACATACCGTTTCGATTCTTAAGAACCTCTAGATACATATCCCACTGCTTTGTGTACATCTCGTCCGGCTCTTCGCCCAGCATCTCTGCCTGCTCTATCTGCTCGGCTTTCTTCTTGTTCTTCCATACACTGATAAAGCCATCTGCCAAGTCAGTGATAGAGCCCGAGCCCTTAACGTCGTACTTGTTGGGTGCCGCATACTCTGACTCGCCCTTTCGGACGTGGGTCACGATGAAGATGGTGACGGGGAATGACAGCTTGAAGTTGACCAGCTTCTCAATGAAGCGCTGCTGCCCTTCGTAATCATCCTGCCTGACCATATTGGTCAAGCTATCGACCACAAAGACATTGATGCCGTAACGTCGATATGCGTATTCAAAGCAGGACATTAGGTCTTCAGGCTTGGGGGTCAGCTTGTCAACGAACAGCCACAGGTTGGGGCACATCCACTCAAGCAGTTTCTTTCGGTATGGCTGGGGTGGCTGCTCTGATCCAGCAGCCTGCCTAACCATTCGCCCCATGGTTGCCTTGGGCGTCATCTCCATCGATGCAATCAGCACCTTTTGATCCTGCTCTACAGCATTGAGTGACAGCTGGTTGAGCCACATGCTTTTACCGTGACCGTTGATACCGCAAACACCCCACAACTCATTGGGTCTGAACTTGATATCCTCTTCGTCCAGCTTCGCCCAGCCAGAACCAAAGCCCTGCGTGTCGTCCATCTTGTTCTCAAAGAAGTCATCGATGTCCGCTTCAAAGTCCAATACAGAGCGCAAAGTCTCTGGGTCTTTCCAGCGTGCCTCTTGATAGGCGCACTCCAGCATCCAGCGTGCCTGCTCGTAGCCTTCCTTTTGCAGCAGCTCATTGATGTCTTTGGTTGGCAGGTTCACCCTGTAGCATCGGTCACCAAGCCTCGACATAATTTCTGCGGCGGCAAGCTCCCCCTGCTCGTCCATGTCAGTAGCAATCAATATCTCTTCAAAGCGTGCGAGGTTCTCGTATTCATGGGCGATCCACTTGGTCTGCTTGGCGCCCTTACCCCCGCCCATTGGCACCGATAAGGCTGGGAACCCTAACTCACCACAAGCGATGGCATCCCACTCGCCCTCAGTAATCCAGACCTTTCGTGCATCGTCGGGCATGGCTTGCCAGCCGAACAGGATTGGCTTGAGGTCTTTCTGGGTAGAAGGGTTACCGTCATGGTTGATCGGTTTGGTCTTAAGGAATGTCTCTTTTCCCTCAGTGTTGAAGAAGGGAAACACAACGTCTTGACCACCCCGTGCATCGGTCTCGTATATCTTCCAGCGAAAGCACACCTCTCCCACATCCCTGAACCCTCGCTTCTCCATATACCCGTGGAGGTGAACGCTCTCATTGCGAACTGGGGGTTGAGGTTTGGTGTAGTTCTTTTTTTCCGCCGGAGCAACTTTTTTGGATGGGGTGTTGTCTCGGATGCCGTAGCGCTTCTTCGCCCAATCCATTGCATTGACTAGGGTAAGACCTTGGCTATACATAATGAGGTCTAGCAGGTCGCCTCCCTCGCCAGTACTAAAGTCCATCCACTTACCGCACTGGTCGCCGTTAAGATAGACAGACATACTCCTGCCCTTCTCACCCTGTATTGATCCAATCTTGTAGCACCCTGATTCCACCCGACCGTCAGGGTATAGCTCATGACAGATACCCGCAGCATGCGGGGCTAGATGCTGGGCTAGCGTTTTAACGTCCATCATTTGACAGCTCCCAACAGATCATTCTTTCTTTCATGACCTTTAAAACACTTGAGCGCTGCCCAGTCAGGGCTGCCGATTCTTTCCCAGCCTCGGCTGATCGCAAAATCCACAACCCCTGCGATATCGAAGCCTTGGCGCTTCATTACCTTGAAGTCCTCGGTTTGAGAGCTGAGCATCTTTGCCGCAGGCTTTCTGCCTTTACGCTTTTCTAGCTTGTACTCCCACCAAGTAGTCCATGGCTTAGAAGAAATACCCTCCGGATTACCGTTAAGGAGATCAGACCGCCAGCATGTTTGTTCTTTCTGATGTTCGTTAGTAATAATATTTGTTCTTTGGGTCTGATTACCCTGATCTGGGTTTACTTGATCTGGGTTTTGATGATCTAGTGGAAAACGACCCCTAACGTCAGTAACCAGCCAGTCCCACCGGACGACATGACCACTTTCGTTTCGGATAATTTCTCTGCGGATGTATTCAGCCTCCTCTAGCTCATCAGTAATGCGCGTCATTTTCACATTACCGACACCGAAGACAGTGCAGAGTTGGTTGTTAGTTATTTGCCAGTCATCGACGTGACTGAGAAGGTAGACGAGAACACCTAGAGATTCTGGGCTCAGCCCGTCATTTCTGTATTCACTGGCGGAGACCCCGCCTCGAAGGAGTAAGTTTGGAATACGGGTGTAATGGTCTTGCTTTAAGTTGGCAGGACGAAAAATCATTCGTGAGACGGCTCCATGTAATATTCATTTGAGCAGGGATAATAATCTGCAAGTATTCTTTTGGCAAATTTATTTGCTATCACGTCTTGTTTAATCAAAAAAAATATGGAAGATCGGTGGTGAGGAGAAAGAACATGGACGATAAAACTAAAAAACAGAAACGTGAGGATATCTTTAAAACAGCTCTAGACAAGGCAGGGGTGCCAGACTGGGGCAGAGGCGCGGCGATAGTTAAAGAGACGGGTTGCAGTCCTGCGTCCGCGCAAGCGTGGATAAGGGGCAGCCTGCCATCGGATGGGGAGCGTATAGTTGAACTGTGCGACCTTTACCACATTAACCTATATCTTTGGGTAACTTTAGAGTCGAGAGCTGAACCACAGGTGTCAGAACATATGACCGAAGCCATCATTTACGTAAAACAATTCGACGAAAAAACAGCTTTTACCCTTACACCAGATCAGTTTGCTCATATGTGCTTGATGTATCTGGACACTGAAAAGCGCAAAGGGCTGGCAAGTATGGTGGAAGTGTTAAGTAAAAAACCAGATGCGCCTGATGTTACAAAATTATAATTTGCAACTATTGGCTTAAATTAACAAGGGGGTTTTGTGGATCAAGTTGTACCTGACAGCGAGCGAATAAGCTGCGAGGAATTAATAGCGTTTATACAAAGTTTCCCAGAAGTAGGTTGCTGCTTTGAGGGTTGCGAGAAAAAGTATAGCGAAGCAATCAAAACGATTGCCAGTGCCAACAAAAAACTTAGAGCTGCAAATAATAATCTGAAAGTGTTGAATTAAATCTGAGTGGTGTGTAATATGTTCCGTGAACTAATGGAGACATTACATGGACACGCTGACACGCGCTCATATCTGGGCGACCTTATCTGATATAGACGTAGCACCATTCTGCACCGAGACAGAGGTGCTGGGCGATCAAGTCCTAACCTATCTGCCTTGGATGAAAGCCCATGAAATAATGATGGGCACCTTCCCCGAGTACCACTGGGAATTCACCGAAGACCCAGAAGGCAGAGAATGTCATTACTTTAATGACGGTTCTGCTGAGGTACGTTGCCGAATGACTATCGGCGGGCAGACCAACATCACCTACCTTCCTGTTCATAGATCAGGCAAAGCAATTGACTCCCCTTCATCAACTGACATCAATACTGCTAAACAGCGGTGTCGTGTTAAGGCTATGGGCGAGTTTGGGCTGGGCTACACCATGTGGCTTAGCTCTCAGGTAAGAGATATTGAAGAAAGTGTTTCTAACACTGAGCAAGGTACACCTTCAGAAACAAATGATGCTGATGCAGAGCTTGAAAAAGTAATAGCCATCTGGGATCACCTGAAGTTTGGTGAAGCTAAGACCCTGAGTGAAGCCACAAAGCTGTACGACAAGTTTAAACGTGGTCTAACTAATAGAGGCTTAACAGATACCACTGGTAACTGGGAAAAGCTCTGTAAGGACAAAGGGTGGAGGGCTAGCAAATGAGTTTAGCTGTTCAAGGATCACCCGAATGGCACGCGGCACGAGCCGGTAAGATCAAGGCATCTGTCTGCGCTGCACTAGAAGGCAAGCACCCCTACATGAAGCCAGCCGACTTGGTTCGCCAAGAGGTTAGAGCATTGGCTGGTGCTGAGTCTGAGTTCAAGATGGTTCCGGCTGTTGCCCATGGACAGATGATGGAGGACCATGCTCGCATCTTTCTAGAGGGTCTACAGGGTTACACCGTCGAAGAGACAGGACTGGTAGTCCACCCAAAGTATGACTTTATCGCAGCATCTCCCGACGGGCTCGTGGGCTTGGAGGGGTGTGTGGAAATCAAGTGTCCGTTTCCCCAGTACACCAAGTCACCTTACTCTATCTTCTCACCGAAGCGCAGCATGTACCTCATGCAGGTCTACATGCAGATGGAAGTGCTGGATGCAGAGTGGTGTGACTTTATTTGTTACTTGGCGAAGAACGAAACAGCCGAGCCACAGTACACCCTAGAAAGAGTCCACCGTAAAGAAGACTTCCTGACTGAACTTCTGAGCCGCAAGTATTTGCCGCAGCCTGAGAAGGGAACTATCTCCCGTCTTGATCTGTACCGATGCTGGTACAACTGGATTCAAGAGCAGCACAGGGATGAAGTTGCCCGCGCTGATCACGTTAAAACAATTGAGGTTGACGCTCCCGAGATTATTAAGACCGATGAGGAACTGAACCGGCTGACTGCAATGCAGAACAGGATTGCAGTCATCAGGTCACGTATTGGTGACGACCTAGAAACCTTGGACGTGCTGGGCAAGACCAGTGAATCCCTGAAAAAAGATATCGCCGAACGCTACAAAGGCTCTGTCAGTAATGGCAAGACCACAGTGAAGGTGATTATGAAGAACCCACCCATTGATTACCGCAAAGCATTTGAATTCTTGGGTGGTGAAGACGCGGTGCTTAACAAAGACGAGTCGCTTGATTCTTTCAGAAGAGAAAGCGGCGCAATGCAAGTCCAAATTCAACACGGAGAAGTGTGATGCAAAACAAACCAACAGCATTTGAATCATTGAAAGCAGGCAAGGGTCGTCTGTATCCAATGCCTAAAGACAAGCGCATCGAAGAGTGGAACCGCCTTAAGCAGTACGACTGGGCGACCAAAGAACATGTGCCTAAATTTGATGGCTTTATCAAGATCAGCCGAGAGTTAATAGCCGATTTGCAGGCAGCTCTGGATGTAAACAACGGCAATGACTTCCGATACAACGTCAAAGTCTGCGAGCAGATGGGTGATGACGGAAATATTCAGCAACTGAATGTTGATTACTGGATTCCTAAGCCAAACCCAAATGCCAACAACAGTCCGTCACAAGGTGCCAAGCCACCGGCTGACGATTTCCTAGACGACGACCTACCTTTTTAGGACTCAATCATGCCTCTAAGAATATCCCGATCAGCTGGAACCGTTTTTTATGGCGGTGAAAGCCTTGACCCAGAAGACCTCGAAGGGACTTTTGACCATCGAGTGTTTGTTCGCGGGGTAGTTGACTTGGAAGGCAGGCACGAAACACACCTGAACGTACACACCAAACGATCAGGACATCAGGAGCATATTCTTACAGCTGGGGGTCAAGGTCTCCAGCTTACTGATTCAGTGTTTGTCGAGATGACAGGAGTTCAACCCTACTTTACTAAACCAAACCTGAAGTGCCCCGAGTGCGGCAGAAGCGGGTCACCATCTGAAAGTTCGATGATGTTCCCTCAAGCCAAGCTGCTCATCGGTGGACCAAGGAATTATCAAATAGTGCGTGATGACGCGAGGAAAAAGAAATGAGCGACCAACCCCAACTAATCAATATCGATAACACCCCTTACTTGATTGATGACCTGAGCGATACCTGTAAAGAGAAGCTGGGCTCATCTCAACAGACAAACCAAGCCATCGGCTTGCTGAGCGCATTGATTAGTGCTGCTCAGAAAGGCGCCGAACTGGACTTTAAAGAAGCGCTAAAACTTCTGCCCGAGCCTTATGTTGAAGGTGAAGAGCCCGCTCTTGAAGGTGATCTGGCAAGCAAGGCTCACTAGTTTCCCCCCTAGAGGGTATGGCGTCTCCTCCTCACGCCTATTTAAGCAGGCTTGGTCTACCTGTCCCTCGCAACAGACCTTTTTCTCAGAGCATGCTGGTGTTAACCTGACAACGCGGCATGTCTCTGTTTCACGGAGACGGATATGAACTTAACATTTAAAGAAGTAACTGAGCGTTATTTGGCACAGCCAAGCGCACACAATGAAGAGAAGCAGAGGACCACGGTCATAGCAGCTAACAACCTTGTTAAGGTGTTTGGCTCTACGCCGGTAAAGGAATTCGAGAAGATCGCTCTTATCGATAACTTTATAGAGAACCTGCGGAAACAACCATCCAAAAGGAGAATTGGTCAAAAAGTCAGCAACAGCTGGGTCAATAAGCACATCATAACTTTCCGGTCTATCCTCAATTACGCTCTATCAAAAGAGCATGTTGATCGAGTCCCTAAGTTGTCTGTGTACCCTGAGACGAAGAGTAAACTCTTCTTGAAGCCTGAGCAGATTCAGCGTCTGATTTGTATCTTGGATGATTTGAGAGCCGACATGGTTAGGTTTGCAGTCTCAACAGGACTGCGAGCATCTAACGTGAGGCTTCTGAAGTGGGATCAAATAGAGCCAGACTTTTCTGCTCTAAATGTTTCCGGTGAGGACGCCAAGATGGGCGAAGACATTCTTATACCTCTGAACAGAGATGCTCAGAAAGTACTGGAACGTCGTAAGGCTCTGAATGACGCTCTCGTTAAAAAGCACATGTATCTCAATAACGGGATAGATCATGTGTTTGTTCAGCAGGTAGGTGGTGGCAGCAAGGTAGGCAAGGTGTTGAGTGAGATCAATAACAAAACCTACAAGAAGGCTTGCCGTGAAGCTGGATTACCAGCAGGGGTAACCTTCCACACAATGCGTCATACATTTGCTAGCTGGCACATTCAGCGGGGGACGAGCGAGATGGTTCTTATGGAGCTAGGCGGATGGAAAGATCGCAAATCACTACAGAGATACGCCCATCTAAACCAAGCTCAAAGACAGATGGCATCGTCAAATATTGAAGGTATAATTTAACCAAAACGATAATTAATCATAATCACAACGATAATTAATCAGCTGTAACCTATTGATAAATAAGAAAATGGTGCCGGAAAGAGGACTTGAACCTCCGACCAATTGCTTACGAAGCAACTGCTCTAATATGTTTTTTTATTCAATTAAATCAATAACTTACAGATTCATGCCGCAAGGTTATGGCTGGTGATATTGAAGGAGAAAACAATGCACAGCGTTAAGGATAAAATTAAACAAGCTAACCATTTTGCCGATAAAGCAATCAAGGAAGCTGAGCGTGACCTGAAAGAGATTGGCGGGACCATGAGTACTTGGCTCAACGCAGGCAACTATCACCTGACCAATGTGCATGTTGTCACTTGGCTTGGGATCACCGTGCTTCTATGTATTATCTTTTAGACATACCAATTATGGTATCTATGTAATTCTAAAGTTGCATTTCACATAACGCATAACTGCCACTATAATGCGCCCTCATTTTAATTGAGAGTAAGGGTTATTTGTAATGGTTGTTATGTGTGCTTGTGTTCTAGCTGGTCTTTGTCTTATTGCTTACAGCGATCTAACCGATTCACTTTAATGGATTAGAGACGTAGTCAAGCGCCTCCCAAACAGAATCTAAATCCCGTCCGATTGCCTGAATCCTCTTATCAATGTCTTCGCTTTTAGCTGTAATTAGTTCAGCCTGCTTTACCGTGGACTTCATAGTCTCAATGTCTTTCTCAAGATCAGTGACCTTTGTCTTGATGTCCAGTAGAGCGGCTTGCTGATCCTTGATCGTTACGAGGTTTACGCCCAACTCTGCCAGTTTGCCTTGCAGCTGACCTACATCATTTGCTTCAAGCTCTTGCTCTACCAGTAAAATCTTCTCCTCCAGAGGCACTATGTCTGGAATCTGTTGTGACTCGACTGCCTCTAGCCTTGAATACAGTGAGCTTGCTGTCCATACGCCACCGCCAAGGGTAGTTGCTAGGCTTAGAAGTATTGCGACGTAGACACCCTTAAAAGATGTGCCGCCTATCGTTAATTCAGTTTCAGCTAAACTCATGTGCCATCAGACTCCGTAGATTCATCGCATTCAATACCGTACACAAAACATTGGTAACCCAAATGTGTCGGACCAGTTGTATAAAGCTCAGACTCTTTACCTGCCAACAGAACATCGGAACCAGAGAAGTACATATTTATTCCAAACTGATCTGTGCCATTTAAGAAAACGCTTGTCTGCTCCAGCATTCTTGTATTGGTCTGCCATGTCAACGTGACCGCTTGGCTGCCAGAGCTATAAGCTATAGAGCTATCTTCGACTCTTAGATTTCTGTCAGCAGCCTCACTTTCTAGGAATGCAACCGCCTCTGGGTTTGCCGCAACACCTAAGAACGCACTAGCATTATTCGCATGTGTTTCGATGTCGTCTAGGCTTTGGTTGTANGTNTCNGCNTCNTCCTGATCAATGGTCANNNTNTCAATNTTGTCTGCAACNAANTGNTGAACTTCAGCCTCATCNTCAGGNGTTGCTGCTGTCTCTGCTATTTCCGCGACATTCTGAACGGCAATCATATCCACAACAACCTCGGTAAATACATCCAAAGCTGCATCCATAAGCTCAAGCTGTGCCGCTGCCTCTTCTTGCAGATAGTCTACGGCGCTACCATAGGGCTTATAGGTTTGCATGCCAGACAGTGCTGCGTTGTACGCCTGTACTTGCTCCGAGCTGATATAAGCTGTTCCCGCTAAAGAGCCGTCAGAAAGTCCTGCCCCAGTGTAAGCATAGCCTTGTGCTGCACCAGCAAGCATAATTCCTTTGTCCATCTGATCAACAATGGCAGATGATGCCGCTATCAAATTGTCTAGCTCGCTACTTTTTGTAGCGAAACTTATCGCTAACAGACTGGCTAGAGTCGCTATCTGCCACCTCTTCTGTCTCATGTTCTGCTCCTATTCCAAGTATTGAGTTGTACCACTTCTGAGTATCGCTATATTTTTTCACTGGGGGCTTATTGCTAAAGGTAGCGGACTTATGAACCCTGACTTCTCCGTAGTCTGGGATATAAAGAGACGGCTGCATCTTCATTAACAAAAATGCGCGGCGACCAACAACCAATCTTCCGCCCTTGATTACAGGGCAAGGTGTTCCAGAAACAAACATGGCTCTAAACACAGCTTCGTCTGCACACATGACAGAGATTGCTGCNACCTTCATGCCTAGATCACTAAGNACCTTGGCATTCCTGCGCCTATTACAGTACTCATCTACCTTATAGTTGCCCGACGTGTATCCGACTATGCCTGTCTGAATACTGCTGCCAGTACCCTGCAAGCACGTCTCAATCCCATTAGACATGTAGCTAGGTGCTATAGCGCTGCCGACTGGCATGTCAGATGAGCTTCCTGCGCCGTTGTAAGTGTTGCTAATACTGTGATCCGTACTGTTGTTATTGCTGCTTACCGTAGAATCGACGGTATTCGTATTTAACGAACCATCCTGATTGTTCTCACTATTAGTTGACTCTTCGCCAAAAGCAATTGACGTGAGTAATAGTGCTGCTGCACCTAAAGCTCTCACGTTAGTCCCTAATTCCCTTCTCTGCCTTTCGATACATCTTGTTGTACAGGTCAAAGATCTTATTCTCGGCATCTAGCAACTTCTTAAGCATCTCTCTGCGTCGCTCTTCCGAAATGTTTTGAGTTTCTACAATCTTCCTCGTCTTAGAGATGTTTCGCAGTTCTCTGCTGGCTGTTTTGTAAGGACTGTTCCTGCCTCCATCAAGGACGGGGATGAATGACTGATACTTCTGCCTTAAGCCAACCAGCTCCTCCTCTGTTGAAGCTTCTTTCAGTCTAGCCTCAATCTTCCTGCTCTCTTCCCAGTTAGCATAGAACTCGAATCGATCCTCGTACTCAGATGGACTCTCGAAAAACGTGCCAATGACCGGAAGGTCTTGCTTTCTGAATTCTTCGTCAGCCATCATGCGAGCTGCAACGTCGCCGGTCTGGCTAACAAAACGACCCACGCCGCCCGTGAAGTACTCGAAGACATACTGCATCTTGTCAGGGTTGAAAGATAAGACGCCATCTTCGTACTTGTCGCCACCTGTAGCGTCGTTAAGGAACTTGGCAGCGCCAGTGAACGCCTTGTCCGTGGAACGTCTAGAGTTGTAAGCGTTTGATCTTTCGACCATGAACGGGTTCTGCTCAATGTAGATGTCACTGCCAAAGAAGTTCTTATTGGCAAGCATGTCTAGATGTACTTCCAAGAGATCAGGGTAGAATCCTCTAGCCATCTCTTCCCACGAGCCACCAGATGACGGTGAGATTGGCACGAAGTTGAGCAGTACATTCTCCGCCAGATATTGAGCGGACTGTTCTGGAGTGTTGATTCCAAAAACCATCTCAGCCGATAGACGACCAATGTTTGTAAAGAAGTTGTAGCCGTAAGAGGCGGGCAGGGCGAAACCTTCTTGGTCGCTATACATGAAAAGCAACGATCTGTTCTTTGCATGCTCCGGAAGGTCAGCATAATTCCTCTCACCATCCTCATCTTCTTCAGAAGACAGTATATTCATTACAGTTATAGTAGTTCCAAGCACAACTAGACCTGCCGCCGCACCTCTGGCTGCGGTGTAGGCACCTTTGTCGCTAGCCAGCGTCTGGGCAAAGTTAACATTGCCTTGAACTGCCGCACCGAAGAACAGATATCCAGCATTTACCTGAGCTGTGTTTTCACCTTTACGGTTGAAGTTAACAGTTAAGTCTTTAGCCAGTGTCGCAGCCGTCTGCCTGTCTGTTCCTGCCTTTCTAGCTTCAGTGTAAGCGGCGAGACGAACAGCGTTCTCCATTGTCGTGTTGAAGGCTTCAACCCAGTCACCAATAGCGGTAAGCGCCTCTCGGGTATAGCCTCGCTTAAGCTTGTTCTTCAGGATTCTTAACTGCTCAGCCTGATCTCTTACAAGCATCATTCCTGTTGAAGCGCCGTCTTCCATGAACTCGGCAGCGTACTTACCCATCTCGTTAATAACAGGCTTGCCGCGAAGTGTTCTATACATAGCTCTCATTGATGGGAGGTAGCTCTGCGCCATCTTCCCTATAAGGTTCTCGCCCTGTACCCGACTGCCCTTCTTATCCATCTCCCCAAGTACATACATTAACCCTGTCTGAACATCTCGGGCTGGGTTAACCAGACCCCATGAAGGGTTATAGTTGATCAGCATGTTTCTCATGTACGTCTGGAACCTAGTCGCATAAGTAAGCGCCCTGTCCATAAGGGTGTTGTTTCTATCCAAAGCAGCAACACTCATGTCCTGCAAGGCATGGTTTAGCGTGTCAGACTTGAAGTGAATAAAGAACGTCTGACCACCTTTCTTAACTTGTACATACTTAGGGTCGCCATTTGTACGGGTGTCCCTAGCCATCTGATCTAAATCCTGCATGGTCAGATGATCGCTGTCTTTAGGGGGTCTAAACTTATTGTTGTATATCGTATAGCTGTCACTGTTACCCAGCTTACTGAGTAGGTCTAAGAAAGTTTGGGCGGTTTGATTCTTTTGCGCCCGAATAATTTTCATCTGGACATCTTCGATAGCGGTGAACAGAGGGTTGACCGGCAGAGTCTTTCGACCCTTAGCCTTCATACTCTCACTTCCTACCACAGAGAACCCGTTTGCCTTGGATGTGCGCTTGTAAGTGTCGCCTTCAGGTTCAGCTGCGAAGCCTTTAAGGGGCACGTAGAACTCATAAGTTGCTTCCCAATCTGCAACAGAGTCAGCATCCATTAGCCCAGAGCTAACCATTATTTCTCTCTGGTGCTTGAGCATGTCGTACACCTTAGATGCGATGCGCTCCATGTCCGCCTTGGTCCCTTCTCTCTCGGCAAGGTTTAAGACGCTTTGAGCTTCGTCATAGGTCATGCCGGAACCGGTATCTTGGAAAAGAAGCGGGTCTTCTTTATAGCCCTTTAGTTTCACAGCAAGGTTTTCAAGTTGTACGGTGTGATCCGACTCAACGTCATCGAGCAAGGACTCTATTTGCTTTTCGGTCCGAGCAATGTTTCGATCTCTTTGCTCCCTTACCTTTCCGGCAATGACATCGTTACGCTCAGCTGCATGCTTTGCGATCAAGTACGTTCCAATTGCGTCTGGGTCTGCCTTTAACTCGGCTATTAAGTCGCCGAGTGGATCAACAAAATTTTCATGGAAGTCGTTTAGAGCGTTCTGAACTTTACCGTGAGCTAGGTTTTCCTGATCTCGCGGAGACAGCTCAGCCGGTAGTCTGCCCACGCCAAGATACTCTGCTGCTTGAGCCTCAAAGTCTTCTAGCTGGGCATACTTATCAACTAAAGACTTATAGATAGGTTTGTTCTTAAGTCTTCTCGAAAGGTCAGCCTGTCCGTCTATCTCGTCGTTGTAGCTGAAGGCATTGGTGGATGGGCTGCCGTCGTCAAGGGTTTTATTCTTGGCGTTATTTACTTTCTTCTGAATGAAAGAAACTTCTTCTGGAGGCGTCTCTATTTCTTGATTAGCTTTCCGATCTTGTCCGCCATCACGTTGATCTGCGTCTTCGAAAGCTGACTGAAGGTTTGATTCCAGTCCTCCTGCTCCTGACTGCTGTGCAGTTCCGACTGATCCAGATACGCCCTGTCCTCGCTCTTGACGCGATTGGACGATTTTCCCGAACTCTGTTTCGTAGTCTGTTGGCTCTGACTTCGCATTGCCTACTCCAAGTTGTTTATACAAGTCTTTCTCTGGATACCAGATTATCGCTTGTAATGCTCCCATGTTAACAGGGTCTTGCCCTGAGGTCGCGTTGACTTTATCAAGAGCCTTACGCATTACGCTGCGTATGTACTCTCGCTCTTTACCGTTCTGCGGCGCTTGCTTCTCGCCCTGCGAATTCTTGAACGTATTCGACGCTTTATTGATGGTGCTCTTCTCTTTGAATCCACCATTAGCGTAAGCAGCCTGTACCTTAGTGGCGTAGCTTGTCGCGTACTGATCGTCCTTAGCGAGATTCGACCTGTTGATTCCGTCCTTCTTGAGCTTCGCTCTGTAAGAATCTCCAAGAGCAACTTCTCTGAACTTGGCTAACTGAACTGGTAGCTTGCGCTCCGCATCAGCCATAAGCGTGCCGCTCAATCTTCCCCAAGTTCTCATGAACCAGCGATCCATGGTAAGCGGGTCGAAGTTACCGTTTAGGTTTTGATAGAACCCACCTCCGATCTTGGGTCCAATTATCGCTGAACCCTTCAGCTTTGTACCCATCAGCTCACCAGATACAGAAAGGTCAAATACGTCCTTCAGCTCCTTGACCGTAACGTCCCGATCCATGAACTTGCGAGTTGCGTCGATTCCCTGCTTATCAATAAGAGCGTTTAGAAGAGCAAACGCATTCTTCATAGCACCGGCTTCTTTGCCTACGCCAAAGTCTGGGAACACCTTTGACTGTCTGTATTCTTCATAGATATCGAATGTGTTTACAGAGTTCTCCGGAACAGATGCACCGTTGGAGGTGATAGCCATGATGGACGTAAACGCAAACTTAGCGTTGGGGTCTGAGTTAAGCTCTGGGAACTCTGTCGCAGCCATGCTCATAGCGTTAGCGACCTTCTCCTGATACCACTCACCAGCATTACCGTCAGTCTTCATAGCCTGAACAGCTTCATGNGCAATCAGGTCTGAGAGAACCTCTGCGTTTTCGTCGTTCTGCTCTCCAAGGTTCTTTCCTTGGTTGGCATCTTTAACTCTGGCGTCAAATGCCCTAGCCAAATCAACAACAACCGTCGCACCGTTTCTACTGGTGCCAACAATATCTAACGACTCGTCTCCGTAAAGCACATCTGAGGCTGTTATTTTTTGAGCAACCTCAGGCAAGTCGGACTTTGCTATGAAGCTAGGGTCATCAAACAGGTCTTGAAGGCTGTCGAGGTCTTTCTCTTGGAGATATTCATAAGACATGAACTTGCCATCCTGTAGGATGACGGTGTCTTCTTCCTCTTTGTTCTCGTCTAAAAGTCTCTGCTTGAGGTTCTCAAACTGATTGTCTTCGAG